ATTTATATTAGAAACTGCTTGATTGGCTGAATTTAAATCTGCTTTTAAATTACTTCCAACATTAAAATTAACATCTCTATTCATTACATTTTGTAACACTTCAAATCTATTTACTGCTCTATCTATTCCAATATACAAATTATTTAACGCACTACTAAATCTATCCTGCACCTCTATTGCATTGCTAATTGTAGCCATAATATACCTCCTTCCTGTTTTAATGTATAAAAATAGCACCTACATTAAGTAAGTGCTTATTTTATAAATTAATTTCTCTCTTTTCGCTTGAATGATTTTCAGAAAAATGTGTTACAAAATTAATTGCATTTGGTATATTAGTAACATCAAATGATATAAACTCATTTGTCCCATCTTTATCGTAAGTAAATATAAGATAACTTGTTATTGTTTTTGTAGTTTTCTCCTTCGCTCTTCCGCCAACCATTGCGCCTAAAGTTCCAAATAACATTTGCCCTGCAATAGCACCACCAACACTGCTAACATACGCTTTTTGAATTTCTTCATCAGTTTTTATTGTAACATCTCGTAACTTAGAAAATTCTAAATTATATATGTTTTCATTTCTTTCAAAAATCATTTTATCATCACATAGATATAAATACATATCAGCACCTTCTGCTACTGGTAATCCATCCATATGTTTAGCACTAATACAAAGTTCTGCACCTAAAAATTGAATTCTTTGTTTTGTACCAGGCTTTAAACTAAGCTCTTTATTTATTTCAACTAGCTTATTATAATTTTCCTTTGCTTTTTCATCCGCTCTCATTTTTTCTTTTTTTGTCTTCCTAATAAGTAATATTCCTAATAAAATAAAGATAATACCTATGACTATTCCAACACATGTCGCTGGAATATTATGCTGTGACAATCCTACTATAGTAATCACAAACATGACTAAAGCTCCTACTAATAAACAGAGTATTCCTAAAAATGATTTTAAAAATCTTAGCATTATATCCCCTCCATAAATATGTATAACATCTTTAATATTATATTACATATTTATGGATAATTCTATCATTTTCCTCTTTTAGACTTTCTTTCAATCTCATCCTGTTTCTCTTTTTCTGCCTTTACTCTTATATCTATTGAAGCTATTACAATAGCCTGTTCTCTATCTCCCATATTAGCGAATTTGCTAGGCTCCCAATGAAATTTGTGGAGACAATAGTAAGCATAATTAAACTCACTATCGCCTCCATTTATTAGTTTTTTGCTTCTTCAACCAAATCTTTTTTAGTTTCAAATCCATTAATTTTTTGTATGAATCCTAATAATTCTTGATATTCACCTGAATTATCTACCATTTCCATTAATAGATCTTCTGGAGTCCTTACCTCATATGAATCTTGTAACTCTGCATTATATAAATCTGGCTCAACACAACTTGCAACAGCTAACTTTGTTAAGTATTTATTAGTATTAAATTTAGGTCTGAACATATTAGGTTTTCCAGTTACTTGTACATCTATAGTACAATCTTCCCTAAGTGCTTCATCTTCTTTCGCTGAAATTCCTTTCCATTCAAATTCTACTGGTTTGCCTTCCTCATCTAATAAACTTGTTGTAGGTGCATATTTAACACTTTCTCTTTGTTTTTTATTTCCTTTTAAAAATAGTTTTAAATTACTCATTTTCATTCTCCTTTTCATTCATAATATGATAGTCTGTTTGCTTTTCCAAAGTAACCATAAAGTTATATGGTATTGTTATTTTTAATCTTATTTCGCTTGTATTTGGCTCAGTGTCTGCTGCTAATTTTTCTGAATGGTCAATTAAGTGTTGACCTATTATTTTATAGCAATTTTCTGTTTTCTCTTTTAATGTTTTTCCTTTAAGAGTATTAATATCTAATATTTTAGATACATCAAATTTTTCTTCCATAACTAACAACTCCAATATTTTTATAATTTAAAAGAGCACCAAAGTGCTCTTATTACTCCATGCCATCAAGTAAAGAAAATTCTTCTGGCATTTCCCAATCTTCAAATGTT